GGTTCAATAGCTGATAGTAAATTATCTACAATTAGTACAGCAGATAAAGTTGCAGGTGGTGCTATTCAAATTGATAGTGGTACAGATGGTACAAGTATTACATTAGCAGATACTGATAAATTTTTAGTAGATGATGGTGGTACAACAAAATATATTAATGCTTCTCAAATAAATGCATACACAAGTGCTGCAGTTGCATTAGATGATATTTCTACAGGTGATGCAGCAACTACTTTAGCAACTTCTGCAGGAGATATTACTATTGATGCACAAGGTAGTGATACAGATATTATATTTAAAGGAACTGATGGTGGAGCTGACACTACATTTTTAACTATAGATGGTAGTGCTGCAGGTGCTGCTACATTTAATGATAAAGTTATAGCAACAGAATTAGATATATCTGGTAATATGGATATTGATGGTACATCTAACTTAGATGCTGTTGATATTGATGGTGCAGTACAAATTGATAATACTGTAACAGTTGGAGTAGATGATACTGGTTATGATGTTAAATTTTTCGGTGCAACTTCTGGAGCATATATGCTTTGGGATGAATCAACAGATGATTTAATATTAGCAGGTGCAGCAAAATTATATTTATATGATGCAGGTGGAGGTGAATATATTTCATCTTCAGGATCAGCATTAACAATAGCTTCTGGAGGTACAGCATGGGAATTACCTACATCAGATGGAAGTGCAAATCAATTATTAAAAACTGATGGTTCAGGAAATTTAGATTGGACTACAGTATCAGGAACAATTACTGCTTTAAATAATCAATCAGCTAATAGATTAACAACAATAGGTTCTACAACAACAGAATTAGATGGTGAAGCAAATTTAACTTTTACAGGTTCTGCATTAACTTGTATAGGGACACTTACAGTTGGAGTAGATGACACAGGACACGATGTTAAATTCTTTGGTGCAACTTCTGGAGCATACATGCTTTGGGACGAGTCTACAGACGATCTTGTATTAGCAGGAGCAGCAAAACTATATTTATATGATGCAGCTGGTGGAGAGAGTCTATCTTCTGATGGAACAGATTTAACTATTAATGCAGGAACTGATCTAAATTTAACAGCAGGAACAGATATTAATGTTCCATCCGATGTTGGAATGACTTTTGGTAATGACGGTGAAAAAATAGAAGGGGATGGTACAGATTTAACAATAGCATCTAGTGCTAAACTTAATTTAACAGCAACATCTGATGTACATATTCCTAATAACGTTGGAATAGTATTTGGTGGAGATTCAGAAAAAATTGAAGGTGACGGAACAGATTTAACTATATCAGCTAATAACTTAACAATAGACTGTGCAGCTGATCTTATTTTAGATGCAGGTGGCAATGATTTTAACTTTAAAGCAGGTGGAACAGAAGTTTTAAGAATAACTAACTCATCAAGTGATGTAATTATTAAACCAATTGTTGATGCTAAAGATATTATTTTCCAACAAAGAGATGGAACAGAAGTTGCAAGAATTGAAGATAATGCAACATTTAATATTGTAACAGACAAATTAGCAATTAATGGAACAGCAGTTACAGCAACTGCAGCAGAATTAAATTTATTAGATGGAGGAACATCTGTTGGTAGTTCAATAACATTAGCAGATGCGGATGGTATCGTTGTAAATGATGGTGGATCAATGAAAACGATTCCTGCATCAGATTTAAAAACATACAACCCAGGTGGTACTTCTTGGCAGTCTGTTATTACAGGTGCAACTACAATGGTTTCAGGAAGAGGTTATTTTGTAAATACTACTTCTTCTGCTTTTACAATGACATTACCTGCTTCTCCTTCAATTGGAGATAGTGTTACAATTATAGATTATGCAGGAACATTTGATTCTAATAACTGTACAGTTGGAAGAAATTCAGAAAAAATACATGGAGCTTCAGAAGATTTAACAGTTGCAACAGAAAGAGCAGCATTTACATTAGTATATACTGATAGTACTCAAGGATGGCTCCTAACGAATAATTAAGGAGATAAATGGCTAACTATAAAGATTTACACGGTTTTCATATCAAACACCGTTCTGGTGATCCTGCTAATCCAATTTCAGGAGAAATTTGGTATAATACTAGTACACGGGTTTTAAAAGTAGCACCTTTAATTGGAGCATGGTCTTCTGGAGAAAATTTACCACAACAATCAGCATACGTAGCGTGTTGTGGACCTCAAACTGCAGGATTAATATGGGGTTCACAATCTCCCCCATTATCTCCTACATATAGAGATGAAGCTTTTACATATGATGGTACAGATTGGACTGCTTCACCAGATCTAGGAACTGCTAAAGCTGTTACAGGTGGAGTTGGAACTCAGACTGCAGCACTTTCAGTAGGTGGATTTTATTATCCAGGAAGTGGTGGTACCCCTCCAAATTATAGAAATGATACTGAAGAATATGATGGATCAAGCTGGTCTGAAGTTGCAGATTATCCTGTTAAAATAATGTCTGGCGGTATTGCTGGAACACAAACAGCTGCTGTTTTAGGAGGTGGAAGTAGTCATCCTGCAATAACAAATGCAACAAATGAATATAATGGTTCTGCTTGGACTGCAGGAGAAAATATGCCTTCTAATATCCAGGGACACAGAGCTTGGGGAACACAAACAGACGCAATTTTTTGTGGAGGAGAAGACCCTTCTTCAACAGCTAATACATTCAACTATGATGGAACAGATTATACAGCAGGAAATGATATGAATACAGCTAGACAAGATTTTGGTGGTGCACAACAAGGTACAGCTACTGCTGGATTGATTTTTGGAGGTGGTCCAGGAACAAAAACTAATACAGAATCTTGGAATGGTTCTTCTTGGACAAATGAAGCTGGACTTGGAACAGGAAGAAGTGCTAATGGTGGTTTTGGAACTGCAACAGCAGCAGTTAATGTAGGAGGTAATCCTTTTCCATCTGGGGCAATAGCATCAGAAGAATATAATAAAGCAGCAACAGTAAGAACAGTGGATACATCATAATGACAGATTATAAAACAATATTTGGAAAAAAGATTAAGTTTCTTACTACAGATTTAAGTAGTGCAGAAGGTGAAGGAGAAATTTTTTATAGTGACTCAGCTAGTGATTTTAAAGTAGCAATTGCTGCTGGTGCATGGTCAGCTGGTGCAAATTTAGGAACTGCAAGATATTTTACTAGTACTTCAGGAACTCAAACAGCTGCTTTTGCAGCATCTGGAGGATTTGCTGATCCATTTTCACAGCATCCTGGAACTGAAGAATATAATGGATCAGGATGGAGTGTTGGTGGTAATGTTGGAACTGCTAGATATAGTGGTGGAGCTGCAGGAACTTTAGCTGCTGGACTATTTTATGGTGGAAGAGGGGGAAGTAATTATCTTGGTAATACAGAAGAATACGATGGTAGTTCTTGGACAGAATCAGGAGATTTAAATACTGGAAGATCAAATGTATGTGGTGGAGGAACACAAACTGCAGCAGTAGCTTTTAGTGGTAGAACTCCTCCTGGAAATAATTCTAATTCTACTGAAGAATATGATGGTAGTTCATGGACTGCAGGAAACAACATGAATACTGCTAGAAGACTTATAACTGCTGGCTCGGGTTTTGGAACTCAGACTGCAGGTTTAGCTGTAAATGGTTTAGTTACTGCTAAAGATACTTCTGTAGAAGAATATAATGGAACATCATGGTCAGAAGTAAATAGTACAAATACATCACGTTATTCCGCAGGACTTTTAGGAATACAAACAAATGCAATTTATTTTGGAGGACAAAAGAGTCCAGGTAGTGCAACAGAGACAGAATCGTATGATGGTACAAGTTGGACAGAAACAAGTGATTTAGGAACTGGAAGAGAAGGTCTATCTGGATCAGGCACCGCAGTAGCAGGTTTAGCTACAGCTGGTTATGTAGCTCCAGCAGTTAAGGCAAACACAGAAGAATTTAATTTTACAGCCATGACTGTCACAGGAGCAGCTTGGGCTAATGGTGGAAATTTAAACACTGCTAGAAAAGATGGTGGTGGTGCTGGAACTCAAACAGCTGGTTTAGCTTTCGGTGGTAAAACAGATACTGTTGTTAATAATTCGGAAGAGTATGATGGTTCTAGCTGGACTGAAGGAGATAATTTAGGCACAGCAAGAGAACATTTAGAAGGTTGTGGAACTCAAACAGCTGCTTTAGGTGTATCAGGTGAAGCACCTCCTTTTGTTACTAATACTGAAGAATATAATGGAAGTAGTTGGTCAGAAGTAACTGATATTTCAGCTGCAAGAGGATTAGGACAAATGGTAGGACTTCAAACTGCTGCATTATTTACTGGAGGTCGTAACCCTAGTACTACAATTAATGCTGAAACTTATGAATACGATGGATCTTCGTGGACAGCAGGAACAGATATTCCAACAGCAACTAGAGGAGGGGGTGCAGCTGGAACTCAAAGTGCAGCGGCAGTTTTTGGAGGAACAACTGGACCTGGTACAGTGACTACTACTCTTGAATGGGATGATTCATCTTGGTCTGCAGGTGGAAGTTTACTTGGTGCTCGTACTAATAATGCAGGTATGGGAACACAAACAGCGGCTTTAACAGCAGGTGGAGATTATCCTGGAGGAACTAATTTATCTACAGCAGAAGGTTATGATGGAACATCTTGGAGCACACGTCCAAGTATAGCAACGGCAAGAAGAGGATTTTTACCAGGTCAAAATGCCCCTAGTACAGCAGGACTTATAGCTGGAGGAAATACCAGCACTCATGTTGCAAACACAGAAGAATTTACAGGGGATACAGAATCAATAAATTTAAAAACTATAACTGATAGTTGATTTATGATATTATTAATATATAAAGTAAAAAAGGAGGATTAATATGGCATTATTTTTATATGGTGTAGCAGAAAACTATGGGAAAAATTTTTTTACTCATGAAGACAGAAGAAACTTTTTTCTAAGAGGTTACACTGGTCACGATGGATCTAATTATGTTGATTGTTGGGTTGTTGGATATAACGAAAAAGGAGCAACTTGGTTAGCTGAAAAAAGCGGCACTGAAAAAACTAAATCAGAATTACAAGCTTTAGTTAAAGCATCCGATGATCTTGCACGAACAGCTTGGGACAATAACAATGTTGATGGCGAATCAGCAGATGATAAAATTGCAAGAATTGGTGCAAAGCCAGGTTTTAATACAATCCCTTAAAGGAATTTAAATGGCAGACTACACTGAATTAAAAGGTCTTAAAGTTAAGTACCTTTCCGATGACCCATCACCTGGAACAGTGGGAGATGTTTGGTACAACACTGCAGGACAATTAAAAGCGTTTATAGCAACTGCTGCATGGTCAGCTGGTGCACCTGTAGGAACAGGGCGAGATAGGCAAGGAGCAGCTGGAGCTAGTAATTCTTCAGGACTAATTTTTGGTGGCCAATCAACTGGAACAGAAGGCAAAACAGAAGAATATAATGGAACAGGTTGGACAGAAAGCGGAGATTTAAACACTGCTAGATTTGCAGGAGGTGGAATGGGAACTCAGACAGCGGCTTTAATGGGCGGTGGTCAAACAGGCCCTGGATCTCCACCTTTTCCTGTAGTTGCAGAAACTTATGATGGATCTACTTGGACTGAAGTAGGTGATTTAGGAACTCAAAGATATGGAATAACAGGTTGTGGAACTACAACAGCAGGATTAGTATTTGGTGGTACGCACCACCCTTCAAGAGCTGGAGAAACAGAAGAATTCGATGGTACTTCATGGACAGAAAGTGGAGATTTAAATACAGACAGAGGTTATCTACATGGTTTTGGAACACAAACTGCAGCCGTTGGTGCTGGTGGTATGATAGCACCTGGTGATACTGCTACATCTAATGTAGAAGAATATAATGGATCAACTTGGAGTGAAGTTACTAATACACCAGCTGTTACATATAAATCAGGAGCCGCTGGAACTTTAACTGCTGGACTAACAGTAGGAAAAGCTCCTGCAGCAGTTACTTGTCTCTATTATGATGGAACTTCTTGGACTACTGCTCCTAATTTAGGAACAGGAAGAGCAGGTGTTGGATCTGATGGAACTCAAGCATCTGCTTTTGCAGGAGGCGGACATATAACAGCTGATACAGCAGTAACAGAAGAATTTAATATTACACACACAGTAGTCACTGCTGGTGCATGGGCAAATGGAGGAAATACAGCTGTTGGACGAAGAGCTGCGGGCGGAGCTGGAACTCAAACAGCCGCACTTTTTTTTGGAGGATCAGCATCAACTGGAATAGTTGGTAATTCAGAAGAATATGATGGATCAAGTTGGACAGAAGGGAATAATTTAGGAACAGCAGGTTATGCTATAAATGGTACAGGAACCCAAACTGCAGCATTAGCTGCAGGAAGATTTAGTGGTCCTCCAGGTATTCCTAATGCTTCTGAAGAATATGATGGAACTAATTGGGCAGAAGGAGATAATTTAAACACAGCTAGAGCTGCGGGAGGAATGGCTGGAACACAAACAGCAGCTGCTCTTTTTGGTGGTAGTGAAGGTCCAAATTTTGCTAGTGGTAATAATGGTGCGGGAGAAGAATATAATGGAAGTAGTTGGACAGAAACAAATGATATGAATACAGCTAGAAGATATTTATCAGGTATAGGAACTCAAACTGCAGCATTAGGAGTATCTGGTTATAGTCCCCCTGGTGGAAATGCTCAAGTTGAAAGTTATGATGGATCTAGTTGGACTGAAGGACCAGATGTACTTGAACTTAGAAGAGGTGGAGGTGCTTCTGGAACTCAAACAGCGGCACTCTTTTTTTCTGGAGACCCTCGTTCATCTCCTAATACTAGTGTTAAAACAGAATCTTATGATGGAACAGCGTGGGCAACAGGACCTAATATGGCAACTACAAGAAGATTATTAACAGGTTCTCCTGCTGGTACTTCAACTTCAGCATTAGGTGCTTCAGGTTATGTTACTGCACCTGTGCAAAACACAGAAGAATTTACAGGAGAAACAGCAACAGATACAGCATCAACTATTGACTTTGATTAATAACTAGTTATATTAGAAATAATGAAAGGATTTTATGACAGATAAAAGAAATATAAAAGCGTTAATAGAAAAAGAAGCACCTAACTTAAATAATTTATTAGACCCAGAAGAGGTTAAAATATTTAAAGGTTTGACAGAAGAGCTTCGAGATACTTGGACTAAAAAGCAAATGTTTAGAACGGAAACTGAAATGCAGTTTTCTGTTTTAAATGATGCAAAGTATCCAACGAAAGCTGCTAAATACTGGCAGTGTGTTAGAGAGCAAAATGTATTTTTAGAAAATTTAATGCAGTTATCTTTTGATTATAGAAGAGCAGAAGTTAAACAAAAAAGAATACAAGAAAAGTTAGATAAAGAAGAAGATCCATTAAAAAAAGAATTGCTACAAATAGATATAGATGAAAAGACATATCAGAAAGCAAGCATGCAGTTGGTTGCAAGAGACAGGATGAGAGAAATAAAAACTTGGTCTAAGTTTAAAAAGAAATTTGATGATGGTTCATTTGATACTAAAAATGTTAATACTCACCAGTTGAACTCTTATCATTTAACTATGAAGAATAAGGCAGAGACATTAACTCAAGGATCCTCTCAACCAGAAGTATTTAATGTATTAGGACAATTACAATCCATTGAAAGAATTAAAAAGGATATAGCGATAGAGAATAAAAAGAAAGAAAATGCAAAACTGGAATTCGAAAAGAACTCAATCGGACAACAGGGTTAAAAAACTTTTCTTTTTAGTTGCTATGCCAAGGTCAGGGAATACCTTATTTTCATCTATTATGAATCAAAATTCTAACATAGCATGTACTCCTAATTCTATTACATTGGAGATTATGAAAGATTTATTTTTATTAAAAGGAACAGATGTATTTCAAAACTATCCAGATCATCAATCCTTAGACAATGTATTAGATTCTGTTTATGTAAATTATTATAAAAACTGGCCACAGAAATATATTATAGATCGTGGTCCTGTAATGACTAAAGGTAATTTTCAATTAATGCAAAAACATTTTAAAAAACCTTTTAAGTGTGTAGTAATACTTAGAGATTTAATGGATGTATTAGCTAGTTATATGAAATGGTATACAGCAAACCCCGATGCATTTCCTAATAGATATAGTTGTAAAAATGACGATGAAAAATTAGGCATGGTAATGAATAAAAAAGGAGCTGTTGCTAAGGATTTAGAAGCTATAAAGAATGCTTTTAACTATCCAGAGATATGTCATTTTATGAAGTATGATGATTTAGTACAAAACCCTGAAGAAGAAATAAATAAAGTGTATACTTTCTTTAACATACCTTATTTTAAACATAGATTTTTTGATCTAGATCAAGTTCAAGTTAATGGAATGGGGTATAATGATAGAATTGTTGGCAAAAATATGCATACTATACGGAATGAAATTAAGAAAGAATACAACCCCTACATTGAAAGAATACCAAAAAGAATAAGAGAAAAATATGGACACATTAAATTTTAATTTTATATTTTTAGGTCAATCGGTTTTAAGATACGAGGTTCCTTTAGATGTATATAATATTATTAATCATATTTATGAAACAAGACGACATGAACTACCTAAAGCTAATCCACAATTAGTAGGTAAAATTGTAAATGAGCATTCTTTATTTTTTGATGGACCACCTAATAACAAAATGCATCCACATAATTTTTTACCAGAAAATGTTAGACAATGGTTTTATATAGTCATGAAACATTATTTAGATTGGAATAAAATTAAAGATTATAATATGCATATGAATTCTATTTGGGTTAATGAAATGAAAGCTAATGAATACAACCCAGTGCACATTCACCAGGGATCAATATTTACAGGATTATCTTCAGTCATGGTTTTAAAATTACCACAAGATACTGGTGTTGAATATTCGGCAACAGATAAACCTATGAATGGACAATTACAAATACTGGGAAATTCATCAGGACAATTTTCAAATGTTGATTATGGACCTGTTTTGAAAGAAAGAGCTTTTTTTGTTTTTCCATATGATATGAGACACTGTGTATATCCTTTTAATAGTAGCACGGACATAAGAAGAACTCTTGCATGCAATATGGATGTAGAATATGACCCAATAAAAAATAGGAGTGCATCAGAATGATAATAACAGAACCTAAATGGAAGAGTTGGATAGTTGAAACAACTACTCCTTTATTTACACCAGATCAATGTAGACAAATTATTGAATGTGGACATAGGCAAAAACCACAGAAAGCTCAAGTTGGTATGGGGAAAAAACCAGGAGGTGGATTAGATACAAAAAAACGAGTGACAACTATCGGTTGGATTCCTTTTAAAGAAATGCAACCTATGTATGATCAAATAAATGAATTTATACAAAAAGCAAATAGAAATCATTTTGGATTTGAAAATGTACAAATAACAGAACAGGCTCAATTTACAGAATATCCAGAAGGTGGTTTTTATGATTGGCATATGGATACAGATGTTAATATGTCTCATGAACCACCTGTTAGAAAAATATCGATGACAGTTTTATTATCTCCTGAAAATCAATTTGAGGGGGGAGACTTAGAACTAATGGCTCCTGGTAAAAGAGCTAAACTTAAACAAGGTCATGCAATTGTATTTGCATCGTTTTTACATCATAGAGTAGCACCTGTTATACGTGGTGTTAGACAATCACTCGTTATGTGGTTTGGAGGAGAACCTTTTAAATGATTAAAGAATACTTTTTTCCAACTATTATTTACATTAAAGATTTACCTAATGCGAATGAATTAAATCCATACTTAGAAAAACATATTATTGAATGGAGTAATCAAGATAAAGGAGTCAGTAAAACTAACGTAAATGGTTGGCATTCACAAACAGATATGAATCATAAAAAAGAATATGAACCTTTAATTAAAGAATTGTTTCAAATGCAAAATGAAATAATTCAAGAAGAGTATTTAGATATGGAACCTAGATTAGGTAATATGTGGGCTAACATTAATCCACCTGGTGGATATAATCAATCTCATATACATCCTAATTCATTATTTTCTGGTGCTTATTATGTAAAAGCACAACCTAATTCTGGAAGATTATCTTTAATGGACCCAAGACCAGGAGCACAACAATGCATGCCTACGAGAAAAAAAGGAAAATTACCTAGAGAATTGTGGCGAGAAACTTATTATGAACCAGTTCCTGGAAGACTTATAATGTTTCCATCTTGGTTGTGGCATAAGGTAGAACCTAATCAAAGTAATGATATAAGAATATCAGTATCTTTTAATTTTATAATGCAATGATTTTTCAATATAAAAAATATCAAGTTATTAAAAACGCCATATCTTATGAATTAGCTAATTTTATATTTAACTATTTTTTACTTAAGCGAGATGCAGTTAAATGGATGTATCAAAATAACATAACTTATGACACAGGTTTACTAGGAACATGGACCGATAAACAAATTCCAAATACTTATTCTCATTATGCAGATCCTGTAATGGAAACACTATTAATGAAAGTATTGCCTAAAATGCAAAAAGAAACAGGGCTACAATTAATACCTACATATTCATACGCAAGACTGTACAAAAAAGGGGATATTCTTCACAGACATAAAGATAGACCTAGTTGTGAGATATCTTGCACCCTTAATTTAGGAGGAGATCCGTGGCCTATATTTATAGATGGAACAGGAGCAGACAGTGTTTTATCTGGTAGAGAAACTACAACAATTGTTAAACCCAATGCTCCAGAAGGCACTAAAGTCTTGCTTGAAGTAGGAGATATGCTAGTATATAGTGGATGTAAATTAGAGCATTGGAGAGAACCCTTTGAAGGAGAAACTTGCGGACAAGTATTCCTTCATTATAACCATGTAAATGGTCCTTTTGCTGATAAGAATAGGTTCGACAAAAGGCCGATGTTAGGTATTCCCAAATTAGGGAATAAATAATATAATGGTTATATATGCTACAAAAATTAAGATTTGACCCAGGATTCAATAAACAAGTTACAGCCACAGGTGGCGAGGGTCAATGGAGAAGTGGAGACTATGTACGTTTTAGATATGGAACTCCCGAAAAAATAGGTGGTTGGGCTCAATTAGGAGACAATACTCTTACAGGTAGAAATACAGCACTTCATCAT